TCCAGTCGGACACAGCGTGCTTGGCGCTCTGCTTGCCCTTGACGGAACCGGCCTGATTGATGGCTCCACCGTACAGCAGCAGCTTTTCGGTCAGGGTCGTTTTGCCGGCATCGGGGTGGCTGATGATCGCAAACGTCCGGCGGCGCTCGATCTCTTCACGATTTGTCATATATTGATTTCTCCTGAATCAGAATGGCTCTTTATTCGGTCAATCTCACGTTACATTGGTGATTCTCCGTAAACTGGCTTGCCCTCTCAGTCTGCTTCGCAGCCAGCTCTCCCAAAGGGAGAGCCGGTTGCTGCTCCAGGTACAGGCCCTGCAGATCTGCAGCACTTCTCCTTCCAGATGCGTTGGCTCCCCCTTCGGGGGAGCTGGCAAAGCCGACAGGCTTTGGCTGAGAGGGCAAGGATGCCAAAATTACACACAACTTATATTTTACCAGCAATTCCACCTAGATGCAAGAGTTTTTGTTATTTTTTCAGGAGGATGAAAAGTAAAGCATTAAATGCGCCAAAAAATCGGCTCTGTTTTTGTGGATTTTACCACAACACAAACAGGCCGTCAGGTTTTTAGCCTTTCAGCCTCGATTTACTGTTCACTTTCACCATGTGTTACCTACTATCCACCCTTTCGGCATCGACTTTTCTGTGATAGATTTTTCATCTCGTGTCGTTCATGCGGTCAAACCCAGCTCCCGCAGGCATTGGCGGAACATAGTAGCTGCGCTCTTGTACCCATGAATCTTTCTCGGGTAGTTGTTGATCCAGTTCTCTGTTGCGGCGATTTCTTCCGCTGTCACCTTCGAGAAATCCGTGCCCTTCGGGTGCCGGCGGCGGATCATGCCGTTCACGTTTTCATTGCTGCCCCGCTCCCACGAAGAATACGGGTGGCAGTAATACACCTTGGTTCGCTGGCTGTCGCTCAGGCAGGACTTTTCGATCTCATCCACCATCGCAAACTCCGTTCCATTATCCACAGTGATGCTCTTATATATAGCACCAAACTTCTCTGCTCCCAGCTTCCGTTCCAAAGCATCCAGTGCCCGTACCGTTGTTTCTGCACGGCGATTCGGAATGAGAATGATGTTTTCGTTTCTGGTCTTGCGCTCCGTCAATACCAGCAGCGCAACAGTGCTTTTATTTTTGCCGGAGTATACCGTGTCCATCTCCCAGTGTCCAAATTCTTCCCGGGTCTTCACTTCCTCCGGGCGTTTTTCGATGCTCTCTCCCGCCGGTGCCTTTGCCGGGTCCTTCTTTTTGATTTTCTGGTACTCGTTCTTTTTGATTCCATGCCGCGGCAGGGCCTTTTGTGTCAAGTTCAGGAACACCCCCTTTTTGATGTAGCTGTACACGGTCGGGATGGAAATGTGCGTCTTGAACGTCCGTCCTTCTTCCATTGCATAGCCGTACACCGCCGCCGGGGAACAGTCCTTTTCTATAATGGTATTTTCAATATAAGCAGCCAGCTCATGATCCTTTCCGATTTTGAGGCCCGGTCCTTTTTCTCGGAGATGCGCCTGGTACTTCTGCTCCGCAATGTCCGGGCTGTATGTCGGGATCAGCTCCCACGTCGTTCCGTTCAGCCTGTCATAGCTCCCCCGTTTCAATTCCCGGTACACCGTGGAGGGGTTGACCCGTAGCTTCTCCGCTATCTCTCGTGTCCTCATCCCTTCCTTTTTCCACTTCTCGATGCGCAATCGGTCTGTAATGGTCAGATGTTTGAACACTCGCACGCCGTTTTCCTCCTTCCGTTTTGGCGTTTCTTTTCGTTTTAATCGTAAAAGATGCGGTATACCGTTGTCAATGCGCAAACTTTCCACACTTTGCGCGGCACCTTTGTGCAAAACTTCCAGACAAACAAAAAGCTCCCCGCCAGCTGCCCGGTTAGGGCTGCCAGCGGGGAGTTGTGCTATGCTTTATTCAGCTGTGCGGCGGGTCAATGTACCTGCTTTTTCAGGGTCTCCATCACATTGTCCGCCTGAATCGCCTCTTTCGTGAAGCTGTTGTTGTTCCACCATGCGATCAGGGCGGCGACCGTGGTGATGCCAGCGGTCACAAGCTGCTCCACGGTGCTGCTTTCAATGGGGATGATGGGCTTTCCCATCGCAGAAAGCACCTGATTGGCAAGAGCCAGCAGCAGGCAAGCAGTACGGACGATAGTTGCGGTCGAGATTTTGTAGTTACCCATAGTTCATTCCTCCATGTTGTCTTGTTCGGACTTCTGTTTCAGGATTTCAATAGCCCCGGTCAGTGCCTTTGGAATCGGCACCCCCATCAGGCCAGCGTTCTCAATGATGGACAGGGTCTCATTCGCAATGAATGCGATCACAGTAGCGTCCCGGATAAAATTAGACCCCATTACCGTGTCGAGGTGGCAAGCCACCAGCACGATCAGCAAGGTCACACCTTTGCGGCACAGACCTTTCCACCCGGCGCGGGATTCCAGTGCGCCGTCTTTGCTCTTCGGGCTGGCGTGGAAAACCCCGGCAACCACAAGGCCCGTGATGTAATCGACCGCCATGAACAGGATCAGCGTCGAAAGTGCAGCATCCCATCCACCGAATTGACTTGCGATCAGACTGCCGATTACTCCAACCATGGTGCAAACCCCGCTCCTTACTGCATCACCCATCTGCTTTTTACCTCCCGCACGTCAACGTGGACGAATCCGTCCGTGTAGTATCGGCCAATACCGCCCTTGCCGGGCAGCAGGGTTTCGACGTAGGCCGCCAGTGTATCCACCGACACCCCAGCGATCCAGATGTCCGCAGCCTTTCCATAGAGGTGCTGGCTGTACTTGGACGACTTCTTCTGCTTGGCGTTGTGGCTTGCGGTGCGGAAAGCACTGTTGATGTTCACCGCCTTGCCGAAGTGATCCCGGATTTTCTGCAGCAGGGTCACAAGCTCATCGTCGATAAAGATCGGGTCACTCCCGTCCTTGCACCGAAACTCCCGGACGTGGAAGTTTTTGCTCAGAGCCTTGCTCCCATCCTTCGCATAGGAATAGGCTTTAATCGCCATCTTCAACATCTCCTTTCGGGCGCAGGTCCGCCCCGCACCCTCTCATGCAGCAGTCCACCATCAGCACACCAAACTCTGCCCGCTCGGTGGTGGTGTCCGCTCCCAGCGTTTCCAGCCTGTCCAGCAGGCTTTCACAGAGGGCAGGCCAGCTTTTATGCTGCATACGGTTCACCAACGATCTCCTCGTACTCGTCCGCCGTAATCCATTTTCTTTTGACGGCCAGCTTTACCGTGGATTTCTTCCACAGGTGAAAATCGTAGTGCTGCTTCACGTCATCGAACTTCGGGCTGTGCTCAATCATGTTACATATCCTCCAAATTGATGTCGGTGCTCAGGGCAAGGAAGTCAAGCTGTGCCCGAATCTTCGCCTTGAAAAGATCATCTGCCGGGATTTCCCGCAGGATAAAAGCCCACTGGCCGTCCGGGGTATCAGTGGGCTGCATGATCTGCACAAGCTCTGCATCATGCAGGGTGTCCGGGTAGGCGCACCCGGTCATATCGCCGTCGCTGGCAGAGATATGCACCTCCGACAAGTTGCCGTCAAACATTTCCGGGGTGATCTCAGTTTCAGAGTGGAACGTATTCGCACCGGGGTTCAGGGTCAGCTTTTCGAGCTTTGTCCCATCAGCCAGCGTAACCGTCCATGTCCTTGTCCTTTTTTCTTTTTCCATGTGATGTCCTTTCCGAACAGGTCTTTGAAAAGCCTGCTCATGTTGCGGATTTGCTGCCCGCTCATAAACTTATAGTTGGCGCAAATCCATGATTTGAAATTGTTTTCGACTTCGCGGTATTCCATCCGGCCATCATCCACCAGCCGCTTATAGGCTTTGAGCTTTCGCCGCTCGCGGGTGATAGCTTTCGGGTTGATCTTGCAGGTGATTTCTCCATCCGGGTGCAGGGAGTAGAGCATTTGCAGGTGTCGGTATTGACCGCCCAGCTTGCAAATGTGGGTCTTTTTCTCATTGATGATAAGGCCCAGCTGTTCAGCTTCCAGGCGCACTCCCGCCATGGCTCCGTGCAGTTCTTCTTTCGTGCGGGCGATCATGTAGAAGTCATCCGAATATCGGGCGGCTTCTTTGATTCCGCATACGATCTTGATGTAGTTGTCTATCGGCACCGGCAAGAAAATTCCCACGTTTTGCGAGATTTGATTGCCGATGTCCACGCCTTTCCGCAGCATCTTTTGCCCGGTCAGGGCGGATGCAGGAACGCCAAGGTTGAGCGTGGAACTGACTTTTTCCCGATACATTCTCTGAATTTCTTCATCGGAAAACCGGGACACGTCCAGCTCGTAGGTTTTGAACGTGGTGCGCAACACACCCATGACCTGCTCAAGCTCTGCCGGGTCTGCGATCTCCTTTGCGAGATACTTTTCCAGTTGAGCAAGAGCCACATCATGCAGGATATTTGCATAATACCCGGAAAAATCAGAAAACAGGATATAGCCCTCATTGCTGCCCTCCCGCTCGTAATACTGCCGCAGATGGACTTTGAAGCGGTGGCGGTGGAACGCCACGCCCTTGCCCTTTTGCGATGCGGAGTTGTCGTATTGCAGGTACTTTTCCAGCAGCGGTGTTAGATACTCGTCGCAGGTCAGGTGCGACACAGCCTTGTCCGCCGTTGCTGTGCTGGTGATAAAGCGTTCATGCCCTCGCTCCTTGATCTCGAACTTCACGCCCGGTTGCGGCTCATAGGTTCCCGTCTGGAAAGCCCGTTGGAGCTTTGCCGTTTCAAGCAGGTGGTTCATTTCAAAAAGCTGTGTGCCGTACTTGTACGGTGACGGCTTGATCGCTTTCGTTCCTGCTTCGTACAGAAAGTTTGCATCCTCAAATTTTGTCATAGAAAATAAAAAACAGCGTGATAGCTCCATCGGTCGTAACTGGGAGCATCGCTGTTGATGCCCTTTCGGGGCTTTATCGCAGCTTTCGCCACGAAGGGACAGCCTTTCCTTTCGCAGAGCTGCACTGGGCTTTACCCATCATGTGCAGTTGCGAAATCCAAAGGCCCGACAGCAGGCCAGACGCCATTGGCGTTGCTGGCATTGTTGCAGTTCGCATTGCCGTTGCCGTTGCAATTCGCAAAATTGGCTGCCGAGACGACGAACAAAGGCTGCCCCAAGGTGTTTACTGTTTCGGACTTGCAGCGGCTTGCGCCGCTGCTTTGAATCGTTTTGCGTCAGACTTCCGCAGGTTCTTGATGTAGGCCACCAGCTTGTCGATTTCAAGTACAATGCCCGTATACTTGTTGAAATCTGCCGGGATGGTTTCGGCCACATACTGCAATTCGTCTTGCAGCTTCCAGCAGGCGGCAACGGCTTTGTCGAGTTCCAGCCGCCGCGCGTCAAGCTCCATCTGGCAAGACGGCCAGATGGAATTTGCAGCCCGCAGGTGCAGCGGAATTTCACGGGAAAGATCGTGCATCCTCCGGCGTTCCTGCTCGATCAGCCACAGGTTGAAACCCTGCTCCTGCTCTCGAATCTGCGCTGCCGCCTGCTCCCGGTCGGGGCCGGGCGGCAGATATTTTGTCATGGTCTCAATGTGCTTTTCAAACTTCGCCTTGCTGTATCCGAATGTCCGGGCCAGCTCCGTTGTGATCTCCATGCTGATCTTCCGGGCCATGTGCTGTGCATCAAGGCGGGATGGCGCACGTTCATGCTTTGGGATGGACATTTCTTCACTTCCTTCCGGGCTGTCTCAATCCTGCGGTACAGGCCCGCAGGATGTTCGATCAGCCGATCAGCCCGACAGCAGGCCAGACGCCACGGGCGTTGCTGGCATGGTCGCAGTTCGCACCGCCGTAGCCGTAGCAATCCGCAAAAGCGGCTGCCGAGACGACGTCTCGCAGCCAGCACCACTGGTCACGAACGAAGCTCATCCACGGAGCCAGCCGGAAAAGGGGCAACTGGCTCTTGTCAACGGTATAGTTACGGCAGGTGTTCCACGGGTCAGAACCGTCCGGCATGGGCGAGAATTGCCGCCCACCATAAACCATGTTCTCGTTCATCAAGTCAACGGTACTGTCGTACCAATCGGAGCCGGTAGGCTTGCCGTTGGTAACGGCGTTGACCAGATATTCGCGGTGGTTCAGGATGTGAGCAGAGCCAAAAGCAGTGTTGAACGTGGTCTTTGCCTGCGTCAGACCGTTCTTGTACAGGTCAGAACCGACGTAGCCGCCCTCGGTCGTGTTGGTGGGGTTGAACTTATAGGTGTACAGCTGACTGCGGGGGATGACTACGGCGTGATGGGTATTGCAGGCCGTGTCACCGGTGTTCAGCCAGTAGTCAAAAGCGGCGATGATGTAGTCCACGCCGTTGATAGACCAGTAGTCGCCAAGATATAGGTTTTTGAACGTGCCCGCCTTGATCGCCGCCCACTGCTCGCTCGTGACGCTGGTGCCCAGTGCCTTGCCCCGGTAGACCATGTTGTGAGTGGCAGCATTGTCCATGATGCTGACAACCTCACCGCCGCCGGGCATAACCAGCGGGCCAGTCAGCGTACCGCCGGACAGAGACAGGTAGGTTTCCTGTGCTTTCTTTTGCAAATCTTCTTTGGTCTTGTCAATCTTGGTGTTGACCTGCGCGATCTGCTGGTTCACCATCTTCACGGATGCAACGGCGTTCGGGTCAACGGTTACGCTGATGTTGGCAAGGTTCGAGATTGCCATAATTCCGTACAATTCGATGGAAAAATCGCTGTTCTCCGTGTGGGACGGAATCTCCACGCCGCGGTCGTCCTGCATAATAATCAGCAGGGTTTCCTCGCCGTCTGCCAGCTTCGCATAGATACCGACCTGATGCAGGATGTACCCGGTTTCCAGATCGCCATTGGTGATCTGGATTTTGATGCGCTTGCCCACGTCGTCGTCGCTGCTGTCGGTTGCATCCTCGATGCCAAGGATTTTAAGGGTCTGCTTCTGCTCTTTCACGTCGGTCAGAGCTGCCAGCGATTCCGCCGCCGTGGTGCCGGAGCCGCCCACGGCTTTGGTGATCGTCATGGTTGCGCCGGACAGAACTTCGCTCATCATTTTCGTGCCGACGTTGGTATACATGCTGTTGTTCCAACTCATGTGTTCATACCTCCAATTTTGATTTCAATTTGTTGCCGTACCGCTGCCACGCCTACCGGGGCCGGGGCTGTTGCCGTGTGGTCTACCGGGCAAATATCGCCCTTGATGTGGGCTGCCATCTGCATACGGTACGCAGCACAGCCCACCGGGGCGTATGTGGTGGCCTTGTGGTCTTTTGGCCGCAGGGTGCCGGCGATCCGGGCAGATACTCGCTGCGCCATGCCGTGGTAGCCGGTTCCGATGTAGGAGTGAGCATCGCTGTTGAAGATCAGGTAGCTGATTCCTTCCAGATGTGCCGTGCAGCGGCGGGCATACCCCAGCAGGCTTTCCATCCTTTTGATGGTGTAGTAGGCAATGTCGGCATTCTCCGTGATGTTCACTCGGAGCCGCCAGTGTCCCGGGGTGCCGTTGTAGTCGTACCACTCCACGATCTCTGAGTTCGGATAGATTGCGGAGATTGCTTGCTTCACCGCCCACTCGGTGCCGCAGTACCGCCGCACCTCCATGGCCGTCTTGATGACCCTGCGCTTGGTTTCGATGGGGTAATCATCCCTGTACCAGTCCACCTTGAACTGCACCGCCAGAATATCCAGAATGTTCTCCGGGGCTGAATCAATAGCCGTGTAGACAAAGACTTTGCGGACCGCTTCCAGTTCCTTCTTTTGCCGTTCCCGAAACACAGCATCCAGCACCTTTACCCAATGCTGCTCTGCAATGCCGGGCGGCAGGCCCTCGATCAGGCCCGTATCTTGGAGTTTAATCATCTTCGATTCCTCCGTAGACAATGTTGCAGCTTGCCATCTTCGCTACTTGGATTTCAGATACTTTTGTATCCACCGGGGCCTTCAGGCGTGGGCGTTTGGCTCCCGCCTCCCGGACACGCATGATAAGCTCTGCCGGGTCAATATCCCTGCCGATCTTCCTCTGCCATGTCTGGTAGTCCTCCACGGCCTGCTTCACATTTGCCTGGATCGTGGAAGCGTTCTTCGTATTGCTGGATGCAATGTAATAAGTCAGGTCGATGTTGTACGGCACTTCCGCCGGGGGCGTTCCTACCACCAGATCACCCATCGGCTTCTTTACCTCTGCAAAGTATCGTTCCAGCTCCCGGCATTCCTCCGCGGTGGGCAGGCGGCCATTCGCCAGCAGGAAATAGATGTAGATGGTATAGCCATCCTCGCAGATGATCTTCGTATCCGAAATATCGCTGCGCCAGCTCTTAGTGAAATACTCATACAGATCGGGCGGCCCGGCCACCGACGTGTTGGACGGTGCGAGATATGCCCGTTCGGTGAGGGAATCGTCGCTTTCCGTTTCAGTGCCTCCGCTGGTAGCGGACGTGTTCGCCACAGATGCAACATACGGGATCGGGTCTACCAGCACGTTGACTTCACCAGCCGCAATGCCGGTGCTGTCTGCGCCTGCATCTGCCGCCACCGCCGGAACGTCCACTGTCAGCTCACCCGCCGGAATTTCTGCATACTCCGACGTGTAGAAATACCGTTTGTCCGCCGTGCGCACCTGCACTCCTTCCGGGATGCTGGTGACACTGGTTCTTTCAGCGGACAGGGTAAACCGCAGCACTTTCAGCGGACAGGGTAAACCGCAGCACCGTCGTGGCACATCCAGCCTGCAGCCGTTCTGTGCCGACCAGAGCGGCCACGTTGTCCAGATTGGTGCCCGTGCTGGTAGGGAGCAGCTGTGCTTTCAGAGCTGCCGTCGCATACTCGATCACATGGTGGGAGCGGTGCGCCAGCGTCAGCAGGAGAAGCCGTGCCTCATTGCATCGCGCCAGCGGGGTGCTTTCCGTTCCGTCAAGCTCCTTGTCGAACTTTGCATATAGGGCTTTGCAGTCCTCGACCGCTTCTTCCAGCGTTTCCGCCCCGTCAATGTCGATCTCGGGAATGTTTTCAAACTCTTTGATTTTAGACAAGCTCGTACACCACCTTCGGGATCACTTCGCCCTGTTTCAGTTTGCTTTCCAGCCAGTCCACCCGCACCACCTGTGCCCGGGGTTCAAATTCTGCTGTGCGTTCCGTTACCTCCCGCACATACAGGGCCTTTGCCACTTCCATGGGCTTATCAAGAAAAACACCTTGGTCAATGCCAAGGCTTCGGTCTCCCTCCTGACTGCCAAGAGGGGTTGAGTACAGCGTACGCAAGCACCGGGTAACATCCTGTACTTCTTCCTGCGCTGCACTGTCTTCGGACAGAGCAAGCACCGTGCTGCCGATGTCGATCATCCCACATACTCCTTTATCGTCAGGTTCACCTTGCACTGCACCAGCAGGCCATGCTTTATCACAGCACCCCAGCTGTCGCTCATGCTGGTAATGGTGAACCTGTTTTTTGACAACGGGGCAAAGCCGATGATGAAATAATGGACTTCTCCGTTTTCCGTCATCTGCTTCAACCGATTCAGCATCTTCCTCGGATTCACGCCGTGGTCGGCATCAAGCAGAATGTCGCAGGTGTACTCCATGAGCTTTGGAGCGATGTATTCCGACTTTGCCTTTCCGCCGATCACTTCATGGTCCACCCACTTTGCGCCGGAAGTCCCCTTGAAGTTGGAGAGCGTCAGCGTCCGCAGGTGTCCCACGGAGAATATCACGTCTCCGAAAATTCCCACATACATATCAGCACCTCATTACACGGGCGGAGTAGTGTCGCCGGAGAGGCTATCCTTGTGCGTGTGGTTCACCAAGGACTTGCCGGACACCACCACATCGCCACCACCGCCGGTGATGTTCACCGTTCCTGCACTGGCCGTGATGGTGCTGGCGGACAGTTCCATGGTTCCTGCGGCCTTGATGGTGATCCCCGCCGGGGAGTTGATCGTAACCGCCCCGCTTTTGCTCACCGTTACCGTTGCACCGCCCACTTTTATTTCCAGACTTTCGGCTTCGAGGATTTTCTTTCCCTTCACCTTATCCGTCAGTTCCTTTGCGTCTGCATCGAACTTTCGGTACGCCTGTCCGTTCTTGTTGGAATACTCCTTGCGGTATGTTCCCTTCTTGCCCTCTGCCGGTTTGTTTTTTTCGTTCCAGATCGTACCCAGCACGACAGCGTCTTCCGGGCTGTCTCCCGGGTGCAGAACCGCCACGAGGTCTTCCACCTCCGGCATACGGTATTCCCGATTGGAAATGAACGGCACTTTCTCGGTCACGGTATCGTCCCGATCCGGGTAGTGGACTTCACCCAAACCATTCTCGTAGTCGATGGAACTCACATAGCCAATTCTGAACTCGCTCATGCAAATTCCTCCTGTTCTACCTTGCTGGCCTTGATCTGCGTTTTGTAGCCGCCGGAGGGAGAATAGCTGTGCTCCATCTCGTCGATGAAGTATTTGCCAGCCATTTTCCCAAAGCCCACCACATTGATGCACTGGGCAGATGCTCCCACCGGGTAGCCCGGAACGGTAAAGCTGATGGTCGTTGCGCCGTGGTTGGCGTTTTTCAGCTTTGCGATCAGCCGAGCTTTTGCATCCGCCTCACTGCTTACCTTGCCGGATAGCTTCAACTGCCGTTCCTCAGTACCAACCTTGACTTTGATGTCGATCTTCTTTCGCTTGTTTGTGTAGGTGTACACGCCGCCGGTGTATGTCCCGGTCAGCTTTGTACTCCACTTAAAGCTGCCCTCTTCCACGCATAGAGCGGTCGGGTCTGTGAGCGGAGCTACCTCGTATACCGTCCACACGGCATCCTTGGCCTTGTACTTTTCCCGGTCATACACCCACAGCTTTTCCGTGTACACCTTGATAACCAGCGCATAGGTGTCGCAGAGGTCTTGCAGGAACGCGCTGTCAGTGGCATCCTGCTCCTTTGCATCAATGTCGTGGTCGTCGCCGTCGAACTTCAATTCCAGCCCGTACCGTCCGGCGATTTCCTCCGCGATCTTCTTCACACTGGTTTTCTTCCATGTGAAGGTGCGGTTTCGTTCGCTGAAACTGGTGTCGTTCGGCTTTGCCACGCCGCCCATCGTCAGCGTGTCCGGGGTGCTGGAAAAGCTCAGATCGTCCAGCACAAAAGTACCGCACTCGGCACTGTAATCTCGGTAGCCGCCGATGTTCCAGTCCTTGACGGCAATGGTCGGGTAGAGTTTCACGCCTTTCTCCGGCATCCAGTCGTTTTTCCACTTCTTGGCCCGGGCGTTTACCGTGATGCTCACGCTGTCGCTCTGGGATGCAGCTACATCCGTATACCGAAAACTTTCAACGTCAGGGGCGATCTCTGCTGAAATATCCTTGTTCTGATATTTCAGCAGGATCGTGGCCTGTCTTCCTTTGGGTCTCGCCGCTGTCAACAACATATCAGGCACCTGCTTTCCATGGCGGCAGGGTGCCGCTCTTTTCAGTTGGGAGGTCTGGTGTTGACAGCACCGTCCCGGAATCGAACCGGGTAATCTCGATATACTCAGGGTTTGCCTGCATCAGCCAGTCGGTTTTCAACTCGCTGCCATACACGTTGTAGGCGATCTGGTCCCATGTGTCGCCGGACTTCGTTGTGTAATCAAGTGCCATATTGTGTGCGCCTCTTTTCACGTTCGTACCGTTCCACATACTCGCAGAACTTCTCGTAGCCCTCATCCAGCAGAGAGCGCAGGTCGTTTGCATCCATGCTGCCGTAGATCACAAAGTTCGGAGCGTAAACGTAGGTGTTGCCGCTGGAACTGGTGTAGCTTCTCTGGTAGCCACCGCCGCCGGAGCTTTCGTCCTGCCCGGAAGAGCCAGAGCCACCAATGTTCGGCACGCTCACCTCCTGCTGCCGGTTCTGCAGGTTCTCCATCATGGCAAGGTTCTGCCTTGTCAGCTCAGGATCGCCCGCCGTCGGGAACAGGGACACATTGCTCAGGTCGTAGTTATCCAGATTGGACAGCCGCTCAAGCTGTGCCTGCGCAACATCCGCCCTGCGGACAAGGCTCAGTGCCTGCTGCACTCTGGAATTATCCAGCACCTTCTGCGCTGTTGCATTGCCCGATGCCGCTGCACCTTCCAGTGCATCCGCCGCATAGTTGGCAAGTTCCGTCGTGCGCCGGAACGCCACACCGAAGTCAGAGCCTTGGATCATAGCCGATGCAATGGGAACGCCCAGCATCTTGCCAGCCTGCATCCATGTGTCGATGTTCTGCTCACGCTGAGAGCGGCGGAAACTGATGATTGCTTCGGTGCCTGCTTCGCCAGCCAGAGACGGCCCATTGGTAAAGCCGCCGTCCGCAAACTTCGGCAGGGTCACTTCGGTCAGGTTGAAGCCGAACTGCTTTCCACCCAGAGCTGGCACCCAATCGGGAACCGTGAAGTTGATCTTGTTCAGTGTGCGGATGATTGCGTTCACCACGTTCACCACAACGCCGACAATGCCCTTCACCAGCCCGATGATGCCCAGTACCACAGGCTCCGCCACCGGCAGCAGCTTACCGATCACGTCAATTACCGTCTTGATGGCATTCACAAGAACTGTGCCCACCAGACTGACGACGGTAGAAAGCAGCGGCATGACCGCCGGGATGCCCTGGTTCGCAACAAAGCCGAACACCTCAACCAGCAGCGGTTTGATGTGGTTCACGCCGAGGTCTACGATCTGGCTGAATACCCCCGCAAAGGACTGGATCAGCGGCATGACCGTCTGGATGGCAGGCATTGCCGCCGAGAACACGTCGCCCAGATTCAGGCCACCGACGTTGAAGCCAGACAATTTCTGCTGGATGCTCTGTAGCCCTTCTGGGGTGGTGAGCTGGCCGAAGACCTGTTTGATTGTGTCTCCAATGCCAGAGATTTTCCCGGTGAACGCATCAAAGACGGCAAGGCCACCCTCACCAAATATCTGGCCGACGATGTTCCGCACATCTTCAAAATGGTCGCCCAGCAGGGAGACCACCGCAACCATGGTTCCAAGGCTCGTAATCGCCGGGCCGAAGGTTCCAAGCAGTGACATAAAGCCACCGCCCAGCTTTCCAGCCACAGCACCAATGCCGCCCGTCAGGTTCAGGCCGCCTTTGCCAAAGACAGCCTTTGCGCCAGCACCAAGGACATTTCCTATAGTTGCCGCCGCCGTGCCCGCCGGGTTCGCCGCTGCGATCATGGCGTTCACCGCATTGGTCGGAATGTTCGCCACGTTGTTGATGTAGCCAGCCGCCCCGAAGATTTTCCCAGCAACAGCCTGCATCGGCTTCTTCTTCCCACTCGTCAACGCATCCGAGTTCAAAGCACCGATCACGCCGCCTGCCAAAGAACTCAGCCGTCCGGCAATGCCACCCTGTCCAGAGCTGTTTGCCATCCATGCGCCCATTTTTGCAGATCGCAGGATATTTTCCCGGTTGCTCCACAGCCCCTTTCCGCCGGAAACGGTGTTCTGGAAAAGGCTGGTCGGACTGAGCAGCCCCATCAGGTTGCCGACGGTGATTCCGCCGAATCGTCCGCCGGGTGCGCCGCTGGCCTTGCCGCCGATTGTCAGGTTCTTCACCACGCTCAGTGCGGTGCTTCCTGCGCTATATGCAGCAGGAGCCATGCTCATGGCTCCAAACGCTGCAATAATTGCAGCAATGGCACCCGCCGCTTGCGGGCCGTTGTTCGCAAGGTAGTCCACGCCCTTTTGAATCCACGGCAACGCCGCCTGTGCTTCCTTTGTGATGCCTTCAACCGCAGCGCGCAGCAAGGGCATAACAGACGTTACCAGATTGGACAGGTCCGGCAGGCTCTTGTCTATGCTCTTGTACAGATCAAGTTGCAACCTGGTCAGTTCCTTTTGCGCCGGCAGAAATTGCTCTCCCGCATCCTGCATCAGAACGGTTCTGGCATTGTCCCGCATGATGCCAAGGCTTTCCTGCGTTCCTGTGTTGATGTCAAACTCACGCTGCATACTGTTTTTGTAAGCATCGTAGTTTTCATCGCTGATCTGGCTCAGTGTTGTTTCCAACAAGTTCAGGTTGTTTGTGACCTTTGCACTGCCCTCAACCGCCCATTGGTTGAACAGTGTGTTCAGCGCAGCGATTTTCCGTTCATCTGGCAGCTGGTTGATAGCCTTGAACACCTGCTTTAAGGTTTCCGTTCCGTTTTCCTGCATCGACTTTGCAATGCCGGTCGCAGAGAAGCCCAGTTCTTCCCACATTTCCTGTTGGGCTTTGGTTGCGCTGCTCCCCTTGGAGATGTTGGTATAGATTCTGGAAATCGTGGTGCCCGTGCGTTCCGTGTCAACGCCTGTTGCCTGCATCGCCGTCGCAATGGCCGCCGTGGTCGAAGGATCAACGCCAGCCAGCTGGCCGATGGAAGCCGACTTGTTCACGCTGGATGCAATTTCTGCCGCAGTGGTAGCGTTATTGGCACCCAGATAGTTAATCTGGTTCATCAGACGCATAACATCGTCGTGGTCCCAGTGAACGGCATTTCCGTTCTCGTCAAGAACCTTGTTACCATTTTTGTCCCGCTTGGTAAAAGAAACTTCCCATTTCGCCATATAGTCACCGGCGGTCTTGTCATCCAAGTCCATAGCGGTGGCCGCAACAGCGGTATCGCGGAGAATATCAGTTTTGGTCTGTTCGGTCACATCTTTGCCGGACTGACCCAGCGCAGCACTCATGGTCGAAATCTGCTCCGTGGTGCGGGGGATGTCCATACTAAGCCGCTGGATGTAGTTTTCCATGTCGGAATAGTTCTGTTTGAACGTCTTCCCGTTTTCGGCTATCGCATCAGACACCTTGCCGTTGGCATCTGCCAAACCGTTCACATAGCGCACTACCGGGGCCATCTGCGCTTCCAGTTTTGCCGCCTCGTTTGTGACCCGCTTCATGCCGACCAATACGCTGCCTGTCAGCGTTGCGCCGAGTGCAAGGCCAGCCTTTCCGACTACGCCCAATGTTTTTGCCACCGTACCCGCCAGAAAATTTGTGCTTTTCAGCCCATCCGTCAGGGAGCCGGTCAATCCTTTTACTTGGCTGATGCTCCGCGCCAGCGAAGGATCGACCTTGCCCATGATTCGGATGCTGAGGTCTAGTGCCCCATTTCCTGCCATACGTCTGACACCTCCTGGCACAGCTCGATCAAATCTTTCCTTGGCATGGAAAGATAGTCCGTCATGTTAGAGTGCGTCGCAATGGACAGCTGGATTGCTGCTTTTCGCAGTGCCTTTGCTCCGCCTTTTACTCGAAAAAATCAGCGTCCACAGCGTCACGCAGCTTTGCGGCCTCGCACAGCGGCAGCCCGGTGAAGAAATCCTCCGGGTAGCCGGTGCCCATGCTGGCGATGATGCAGACGTACAGGTAGTTGCGGCCGGTATTCACCGGGGAGAAGCCGCCCGCCACCATACGGTTTTCCGCCATGGATTCGCTCATGGTGTTCAGCTCACCCACGCCGGAAAGGTCCACAGATTCAAAGGTCTTGCCCTTGATGTCCTCTTTGCTGTCACCGTTGTAGGTATAGGCGTTGTCGAACTTCACAACGTGGGTCTTGGGGTCGTTCTTGACCTTTGCATTCAGATTGTTCAGGATCGCCGTCTGCACCTGCTTGATCTTCGCGCGGGGCATGAGCTTGAAAAACTCCACAGGCTTGCCACTGGCCTTGGTCGCCACTTCCTGCGCAAAAGAGGTGGTAGCTTCCACTGCTGCCAGCGTTGCGATCTCGCCCGCCAGTTTCTTCTGGATGTCGATCATATCCTGAATCGTCATGCCGTCCATGCCGGACAGATTCACTTCGTCGTACTCGGTGCCCTCGAACTTATAAGGCTTTGCGAATTTCACAGTAAGATTACCCATCTTGATGTTTCCTTTCCTTAAAAAAATCAGCCGCCCCACAAGGAGCGGCCGAAATCATCCTCTTATCAGATCAGAGCGTTCACTTCGGCAAGGATGTCCTCGCCGTCCACATAGTATCTGCCGGCGTACTTGTCGATGTCAATGACAGTCACGCCGTCGATCTCCACCAGATAGCGGGTCACTTCCAGCGTGGTGGAGCTATCCATGGTAGATGCCCGCTTCAGCTTGCCGGGGTCAAGTTCTTTCGGCTTGCCGCCCAGCACGATGCGCAGGCCCTTATAGGAATATCCGCCGTTTTTGTTCTCGTTCTGCATGGCTGCACGCAGGGTGATCTGGACAGACTTTCCGGGGTGCAGCATTTTGGTGGCGTAGCTGTACAGGGTGTTCCAGGTCAGCGTTGCCTCCATGCTCTCGAACTGGCCCGGCACAGGGCTGTCAACGTCGCCGCCGATGCCCATGCCGTTCACAGTAGTGGTTTTGTTCTTGATCTTGGGCAGAGTGACTTCATCTGCCAGACCAATCATCTTGTCGTCCCCGGTGTAGGCGTTATAGTTATTAACGACCTGCGGGACAAGATCGCTCGAAATGTTCAGGCTCATAGTTCATATCCTCCTATCACAGGTTCAGAGCGGTCACGAGGGAGGAAGATTCATACTCCATCGTGTTGTTGACCTGCTTCATGGGCGGGAACGGAGTGCAGTACATCCAGAAGTGGTAGTGGCCTGCCACCAGCTCTGCTTCGGTGTTCTTCTCCGTGTCAGCCACCATGCGGTAGCTGGCGCAGACACCGTTGGAGACATAGGTGCTGCCCTTCATGTTCTCGCTGTCGATGATGCTCTGCAGCCGCTTCGGGTTCATGGGCTTGTCCAGCTTGCCCATGTTGTCCAGCACAAAGCTGGTCCACGCATGGTTGAAGAAGCGGCGGACACACAGGAACATATCCTTGGGGTCCGTGTTCTTCGGGTAGCAGGCCGTCTCGTTGCCCCAGATCACGAAGTCGCTGCTGGAACGGATAAAGGTTGCGATTCCCTGATCGTTCAGGAAGGTACCCTGCTCCTGATCCAGCAGCATCTCGGTGCCATCTTCCAGACAGGCGGCAGAGATGGGCACGGTGACGTTGGAGGGGCTTGCATTGGGGCAGTCATTGTTCTGGCCGTCGTTGTACACGGTTGCCGCTGCCGCCATGGTGCTGCCGCTGTACACGGTATCGCCCACCTTGCAGAAAAGCCACAGAGCGTATGCCTCGCGGGAGGTTGCGGTCTGCTTCGTCTTCTGTCCCGCCACGTCGGTGTACTTCTTTGCGCCGGAAGTGCCGCAATCGAGGTCGATGTAGCAGACGGCATTGAAAACGCCGTTGATCTTCCGGCACTTGGCCTGCAGTGCAGCGCACACCAGTGCATCCTTGGAGAAGCGGGGTGCCAGCAGGATGCCGGGCACTTTGCCAAACTTCGGGTAGACCTGACGGATCACCTCAAGTCCAGTTTCCTCCCCGGTGGCAGCACTTACGCCGCCCACGATGTCGGCAGCGGTCACCTTGGTCGGGTCCAGAATGGAGCCGGAAACGCTCAGCGTGGTTGCATCCTTGCCCTTGCCATCGTCGAGCAGGGCGATGTTCACAGTACCGTCGTCGTTGAAGGTGGCAATGTAATCCGTTCCCTCGGTCAGAGCCGTGGTGTCCTTCTTGACGACCAGCTTTTTCAGCAGCAAGCCCGTCTTGTCGATCTGTGCCACGCCATCGTTGACCTGAACGGTGGTAGCATCCAGCGGGGTGGTATGCTTCCCGGGGTCCAGCACATTGATAACGACAATGGGAGCCGTGCCCATCACCTGAAAGTTTGCGCTGATTGCCTCGCACAGAGTGTACTTTGCGAAGTCGTCAGACCAGCCCACAGCAGCCACAGCCTCTTTGTAGGTGCTGAGGTACAGCGGGGTATTCACCGCTGCTTCCGGGTCTGCCAGCTGGTTTACGGGCGCAGTGCCCACGATGACCTGCAGGCCGGAGCTTACCTGTACCGGCGCAGAAACGCTGGTGGTCGCTTCGGTCAGGTTAAAACCATGAGAAGTAGCCATTGTTTCATCCTCCTATCACAGCACAGAAACGGCGTTCTGGTAGAGAAGGTTCTCCCGAGTGCCGGTCTGCTCCACTTTCACACGCATCTCTGCGAGCTTTTCACGAGGAACGATCAGAGCTTTTACGACCGGGTGTTCCTCTGCGATCTCGGCCAGCTTTTCGGGGATGCCGTCCACAAAAACGGTATACTGCGGCGCAACGCCCTTGATGGTCGGGCCGCAGTAGGCAACAGCCTGCACCGCCGGAGCCTTGTCCACTGCGGCAGCGGTTTTCTTTTCGTCACTCATATCAGAGCCTCCACTTCTTCGTTTCTCAGACCGTTGGGGGTCTTGCAAACGAGGTTCACGATTCCCCAGTAGTAGTAATCCATGTCGTCGTCGGAAAGCTCCCACTTTCTAGGGTACGTCACTTCAAACGCGCCGCCAAAGACAGGCTTGCGCTTAAAGTGCTGCATGATTGCTTCCTTGATGTTCACGGTATCTACATACCCCTGTCGGTCTATCCCGCGGTCATAGCAGCAGATCACGAGCTGGATCAGCACAAGCTGCGGGTCCTGCTCATTGTTCTGCTCACCGCTGGTCTCGATCACGATGATGCAGGGGTACATGGAATCGTTTGTGTCCACATCATCGTCGTCATTGGTCTGGATTGGAAGAAACTGTTTGAAAATCTGCAAGGACTTCGGGCTTTCCTGCCCGTTGAACTTCATATCCCGAAACAGTTCTTTCAGTTCATCGATCATGGCCTGCTGGCACATCTCGCTGGTATAGCCAGCGATTTTCTCCGCCATATCAGATCACGCCCTTTCTCTTGGCATTGGCGATCAGCTGCCGCACACGGCGTTCCGTGTTCTGCTGCAGCATCTGCTCCACCGTCTGCTCCTGCATCTCCCACACGGTATGGTGCATGGCAGAGCCGGAAGGACTGGACAGCGTTGCCAGCTTCTCGTTTGGTTTCCAGCGTTTCTTTCCGCTCTCCGTGTGGTCCTTATCCGCAGGCACACCGAGCTGACGCTGCACCATGCCGACGTGCTCCGACTTAAACTTCACAAGGAAACCTTTGCTCTTTGCACTGGTTCCGCCAAGGTCTATCATCGGTCTGCCTTTCAGGACGTGCGCTTGAAAGAACGGCGGCGCATTGCGGGCAGACGGTCCCATGTAGGGTTTCGTGGGGCTGGTTCGGAAATAGCCCAAGTCTGCCCGGAATGCGCCGGGATCGTTCTTCATAATGGCAAGGATCGCCGCAGGGCGGCGGTTGGTCGCTTTCTGACGCTGGCGCAGGTCTTCGATCATGCGCTTTCCGGCAGCATTGAGGTCGTATCGGTTCTTGACTTCCTGCAGCATGAGTTTTCTCGTCTGACGTGCGGTGGTATTGACAGCCACCTTCAACGCCGCCGGTGCCTTATTTGCCAGAACGCCGAGTGCCCGATAAACTTCCTCATCGTTGACGGAAACCGTCATGGTGGAAGCATCGTACCCAGTTTTGAAATACGCCATTTACCTCACCCTCTCAAGCTCCATGCGGTACACGCCAGCTTTCAGGGAGCAGGATTTGATTTTGTAATCCCGCTTCTTGTCCAGCGTTATGAGCTTGTCATTCTTCGGCATGGGGCCGTAGTCCTCCTGTTTGACGAACAGGAGCAGATCGGCCTTGTACATACCTTGGTCGAAGCTCTGCTTTGCGCCGCCCTCCCAGTGTGCTGCACGTTCGCCAACGCCCGGGTGCTGTGTGATGCAGACCATCTCTTTGCTGTCCACAAATCGCTTTTCTGCAAACTCGTTCAGGTTAAAGAAGACGTTCTGCACATCCAGTGCCACCCGGTCTTTGAACGTCGGCAGCGGCTTCGGGTCGCTTGGCGTACCGTACTCTTCATCCACGTCCAGCATAGTCTTAGCACACCTCGGCAACCAGCCAGCTGTCCACCTTGTCAGGGATGGTCAGGGGGCGGGTCTGCAGTTCGAGAATCATGCGGTCAGGACCGTGCTTCACATAGGTGCGCAGCAGGCGGTTGGTCTGGGCGGTGATGGTGCGCTTGGTGTCGTCGATGTAGGAAGTCAGGCCGTAAGCACGCATGAAGTTGGGGTTAGAGGGCAGCAGAGCGATCTTGTTGTCATCCACCAGCCGCTTGGTAACGGGGGTAGAAGGATCGGTCCAGTCGTCCAGATAAACCTCACCGTAGGTGTAAATATCCAGACTGGGCTTGCTCAGGTGGCCGATGTAGCGTGCGCCATTGGGCAGGTCCTTGGGGTTGATAATGCCCAGTTCGATGCGGCGGTTGTCCAGCATATTCTGCACGTTGGTGTCAGCCAGGAAGTTGCGCAGGGCGGTCTTGCCCATGACAACGTGATCCACATTGGCAAAGCCGTTTTCCAGCACCTGATCCACCCAGTCTTCCAGATTATCCAGAGGCTTGGCGGCAGATGCACCCCATTTCTTCGTGCCGTCCAGCTTTACCTTGTTGGTAAAGCCGAAGTCGATTACCTTGTTCACGCCGGGGCCGACAACAGGAATCTGGCCGTCCATGATGGTGCGCACTGCCATCCACTCCTCGCGGCGGGTAGCAGCATCGTTCAGACGCTGGTAGTCCTCGATCAGCTGCTTGGCGGCACGCTCTTCGGGGGTCATGCCGGAATACAGGTCCTCCCCGGGCATACGCTCCAGGGCATCGTTTGCGGTGGTGACGGTCAGAGGGTTAATCAGGGGCGGAGTAAAGTTCTCGGTCTGGTAGCCCTCATTCTTGAGCACCTGCCCGCCAACCAGAGGATGCACGAAGGAAGCCATGCGGCGGTCGCCCTTCACCACGTCGATGTCCACGCTCTTGGTGGCAAAGGTCTTGACGTTGGTGAAATAGTTGTCCAGGAAGAAAGTGCGCACCGGGGGAGTGGTGCGCACGACCTCGGCCAGATACCGAGGCTCATAGATGCTGATTTCGTTAGCCATAGTTGTTACCTCCTACTCACTTCAGGAAGATGCCCAGATTGCGCAGGGCAACTTCCACGTCTGCTGCTTTCACGCCCTCGGGCAGTGCCAGACCGTCGGCAAAAAACTCACCCGTCAGATAGATGGGCACTTCCTCGTCTGCCGCTGCACTGTCTGCGGTGATGCCGTACAGCCCGGTAACGGACAGCGGATTGCTGCCGTCCACCTTGGCGATGGGCTTCACCTTACCATCGGCCAGCAGCACCGGGGCGTGTGCCTCAACTGCTGCGCTGGCCTTTTTGGTGGCCTTGGCGATGCCGATGTCCGTGCCGGCAATGAAATACTCCGGGGCGGTGGAATAGGTCTTTCTTTCCAGATCCATGCTCATAACCTTGTCCTCCTTACTTCACACCGTTCATCTTGTGGATTGCGTTCATCAAACCCTTTTCCTGCGCCTTCTCCGGCTCCGGGTCCGCAGGGGGCGGGTTCTGGATGTCGTTTGCGCCGGAGTTCTGGGCGGACTTCTTCGCCTTGTCCAGATAGTCCTTACCCTGAGCGTTCTGCTTCGCCTTCATGTTGGCGATCATCGCCTTGGCAAATGCCGCAGAATCCACAGGCTTCACAAACTTCGCCTCGTTTGCCTCGTCCTCAGCACCGGGCAGGGTGCTGTCCTCGATCTCCTTGATGCGGGTACGCTCGGCAGTGGCAGCGTCATTCTCGATCTGCTCCACCATATCGGGGTACGCCTTGCGGAGATCATCAACGGTCTTGATTTCCATGTCTTTTACCTCCCCATGGTCGTTGTGTCCCGGCTGTTCCGCCGGGGTTTTATTTTCAGGCCGGGCAGCAGGTTTTTTCGCCTTTGCTCGGTTTCTGACAAATTCGGGTGCCTCGTTGAAAGGCAGATGGGTGCCGACGCTGTTGACGAACAGGATGCCGTTGCGGTTCTCCACCACAGCGTCTTCCTCAGCGTCGTCCACCTCGTCCACAAAGCCGTTTTCCTTGGCTTCATCTGCCGTCCACCAGTTTGTTTCATCCATCCACTTTGCGCACTCGTCTGCATCGTGGCCGGTCTTCTTGGCGTACAGGGAAACAATGCTCTCTCTGGTAGTGTCCAATGCTTTCAGATAATCCCGCATCTCAGCCGCCGTCAGGTAGCCACAGATTCCCATACTCACCGGGTGGACCATGTATGTGCTGTCCGCTGCTGCCACCACCTTGTCGGCGTGGCAGGCAACGATAGTGGCTGCACTGGCGCACAGGCCGTCGATGTGGGCGGTCACAGTGGCAGCATTGCGTTCCAGCTGATTGCCAATGGCCTGAGCCGCAAACACGTCACCGCCGCCGGAGTTGATGTACACGGTGATCTCGGTCACATCACCCAGAGCGGCGAGATCGTCCGCAAACTGTTTCGGGGTGACTTCATCGCCCCACCAGCTTGTTTCGGAAATGTCGCCGTAAAGAAAAAGCTCCGCTTTCTGACTGTCAGCCAGATTGCAGAACTTCCAGAACTTGTTATTTGTCGTCTTCGGGGTCGTCTTGGAACTGGGTTTGCCCATCGCACCCTACCTCCTTTATTTTCTCCATTTCGGACTTGCGCTGGCGCATATTTGCCCGCCAGCTTCCGCCGGTCATCTGCGCCGTTTCCTGCTCGGCAGTGCTGATACCCTTGTCCATGCGCAGGATCGCCGCCTCGATTTCTTTCTTTGCGTCCAAGTTGGTTCTGGCCGGACCATTCCATGTGCAGCCCATGTAGGCTTTCGCCACCGCCGGATCGTCAAAGAATCCCGGGGCATTGATACGCCCGCGGGCCACCGCCTCGGCAAACCACTTTTCGTAGGTCGGCTGGCAGAAATCGTCTGCAAAGCTGTCCCGCAGCGTTCCGCAGGTGCGCCAGAACTCGTTCAATGCTCCGCGGCTGGCGGAGTAGTTGGACGAAAACTTTTTATACAGCACCTCCGACGGGATTTCTACGCTCGTCGCCACCTGATTGGACATCGCCATCATAAAACCGTCGTAGGTGGTGGTCGGGTGCTTCGGGTCGATCAGGTTTGCCTTTTCGCCCGGGGCAAGGTCAAACACCGCCGCCGGGCTGAGGTTGATTGCCAGCTCATCGGCAGAAGTGTCCGGGTTGTCCGCTTTTTCGGGCGGGTCTTCTCCGAAGGGAGCCATATCGCTCTGCCCATCTCTCTGGATGAACAGGGTAGCGCAGGACGAAACGATTGCAGCGGAAAGCTCTGCGTCCGTGTATCTTCCCATCTGCTTCAACGTGGGCAGTGCGGGAGCCAGCAGCGGAACGCCGCGCCGCTGCCCGGCACGTTCTCTCTGTGTAACACACAGAATGTTCGGTTCCCCGGTCTCCGGGTCATGCGCTTCCACTCGGGTCCACTGCAGCGGCACCGGGTTTTCGTATTCCAACGGGTGCCGGTTGGCCACCCAGTAAGCAACGATTTCTCCCGCCTCGTTGGTCTCCACTCCCTGCACAATCTGAAACACGCTCTTGCCGTTTACTTTGCCGGGAGCCAGATGATCCGTGCGGTCAGGGCTGCACACCTGGTCTGCTTCGATCAAGCGCAGCTGCAGTGCATACGGCCAGTGCGGACGCTCCCGAAACTGAACTGCGGCAAACACATCTCCGTTCATCAGGAAGCTGGTGAACGCCAAGGTCTGCAAACGCCAGAAGTTATCCATTCCGCTTGCATCACAAGCCGTACTGTCCGCCCAAAGGCTAAACTCTCTTGCAATCTGCGCTTGCAGCTGGTCGGCTTTTTCTTCAGTCAGATGGAGATAGTCGGCATCCACCTGCGGCGTGGGCACCAGCCCGCTGCCCACCACATTGGTGCGCAGCGTCTTGATGGCACCCGTGGCAAGCGGAATGCCCATATAAGCATCCCGGCTCCGTTTGCGCAGGATTTCGAGGTTGTCCTCAATGTCTTCCTTTGCGCTGCCGCCGCCGACGCGCCAGCTTCGCATAGAGCGGGATGTGCGGGATGCACCATAGTTTCCATATCCCGTGCCGTTGTTCAAGACGGACAGAGCAGTACGGGCCACGGCGCGGCGATACCCTTTTTCGGGGGAGATTGCCGCGATTGCTTTATCCAGAATATTTGCCATGGTTTCACCGCCTTACACGTCATGGGGCGAGAAGTGATACATACGGTTCCTGCCCCGGTTGCGCTCTTCCCGCTCTGCCTCGGCCACCTTGTTTTCCCAGAAGATGATAGTTTCCCGAATCTGCTTTAAGCTGGCCCGGTTAAGTTGCATCTGCTCGATCTGGTAGCTCTGGCCTGTGGAAACAGCTGCTTCCGCTTCCATCCACATTTCCAAATGCCGCTGTGCGACCTCTTTTGAAATAATTGCCATCGGTTAGATTCCTCCCGATCTTCTTCTTCTGTACTGGTGCTGCTGCTTTGCAGGGCGGGCGGTTTCCTCGCCGGGCACTTCCAGACCTTGCGGGTTCGAGATTTCCAGTGCCGCCGTCGCATAGTTCCGAACGTCGAAAGCCTCATTGCGCTTTTGCGCCGGGTCTTTCAGTTCCCACCGTTCCACCTTGCGCCCGCCTTTCCAGCGGGTCACTTTATGCTCTGCGGTCAGCATCTTGAAATAGCTCTCGTCATAGCCTGCATCCTCTGCCGCCGGAAAGTGGCAGTAGTTCGGCCCCTTGATAAGAACTTTGAGCCGGGCAAGGACATGGTTCTTGCCGGTGTCAACGCCCAGCGTGAACAGCTCGCCTTTGACCCGGTTGTTCTTGGTCGGGTTGCGGATGTACGGAACATCCATACCGCCGCGGCCTTTGATTGCCCAGATGTGGCGGTCTTCCCGCTCTTTGCAGAATCGAATGACCTGATCCGGGAAATGTCCGCCGCTGTCCATGCAGACAGAGCGGAGGGACAGCTCTGTACCGTCCTTCTTTTTCCACGTCTGAGATAGAAACTCGTCCAGGTCTGCCCATATCTGGCCGCGCTTCAAGTCACCGAAAATGCGCTGGTAGCGGATGCCCCAGCTTTCTTTGCCGATGCCCCAGCCCACCACTTCAATCTCGAAACGGTTATCCTGCGTATCGACACCGGCGGTCAGGTAGATCACGCCGTCGGGCACCTCGGCCTCGTAGAACTCCCGACGGTCGATCAGAGCAGCGGATTCCACGGTTTCGCCCGGTTCTTCCCACGGCAAGCCAAGGTTCGTGTTCACGAAGACCTGCATCTTCTCGTAATCGCCGCGGGCAGCGTCCAGATCGGCAGCAATGAATTTTGTTACGATCTCGTCCCACCCGCAGAGCGTGGACCCCATCTTGTTCATGTGGAAGCCGCGCACAGACCGTTCCGGGTGCTCCGGCACCCACTTGCCCTTTACGCTGCCTTTCTTCCAGCGGTATTCGTTGTCCAGACAGCCGCACTCGGCGCAGCGGTACTGCACACCGCCGTCCGGCCACTTGTCTTTGTCGAACACCATGTTGTCCCACACAAGAGGCTGATAAAATCCGCAGTTCGGGCAAGGCACCGTCCATTCTTCTTGCGTGGAGTTGTTGAACTCGTCCAGAATGCGGCTGGCGGCTTTTGTGGTCGGGGTGGACACCATGACCGTTTTGTAGTCCCAAAAGGTCGTCTGGCGTTCCTCTGCCAGCATGACCGGGTCGCCCTCTTTGCCTGCGCTGGCCTTGTAAGCGTCCACCTCGTCTGCCAGCAGCACTTTGATGGGGCGGCTGCGCAGGTCTGTGGGGGCATTGGCTCCCACGATGACCAACATTCCGCCGGGAAAATTCTTTTTTGTGATAGTGTTGCCGGAGTATCTGCTCTTGGTGTTCACCAAACCCCGGAGTGCCGGCGTATCTCGCAGCATCGGGGTCAGGCGGTCTTTCGAGAAGGACTCGCCCAGATTCACCGTGGGCTGCATCACCATGATGGATGCCGGGTGGTAGCTCATGTAAAAACCGACGGTGTTCAGGACAAGGCCCTCGGTCTTCCCGACCTGCGCACACATCATGGCAACCACCTTGCGGATGTGAACGTCTCCGATAGCGTCCATGATCTCCCGCTGGAACGGCGCAGCGTCCGTGTTCCACTGCCCCTGTGAAGCCGAAGCCTCAGCAGAGAGCTTTCTGTATTTATCCGCCCACTGGCTCAGTGACAGGTTCGGGGGCGGTTTCAGCCCGTCCAGTGCCCGGCTGAACATCTCCAATGTCTGCGGTTCCAGATGGATCATCGCCATGGTTCCCGTCTCCCTTTTTGACGCACTGCCGGAATGGGCAGAATGCCGTGATCTCGTTCAGCCGGGTTCCCCATACGCAGCCCCGGCATTTATTCTTCCTGCTCATCTTCCGGCTCCTTCTCTGGCTCGGCCAGTGCAACATCCGGGTTGCTTAACTCAATGAGGGCTTCTTCCACCGCTTTTTGCAGGATGTCGTGAGCCTCCACCGGGTCTGTGAGCTGCGCCATGGTCTTGGCGTACTTGGTCGGGATGGTTTCCAGACGGTTCTTGAAATTGGCAAAGATAGCTTTCAGACCCCGCTCCACATCTTCTGTGCGGTGCAGGTCGCCTTTGGCTTCCTCCATCTTCATTTTCTCGATCTTGCCCCGGGTCTCTTCCCGGTCCGCCCGTGCAGCCGTGAGACGGGATGAATCGTCCTTGTCGCCGATCTTATATGTGAGATACTGTTTGACGACGGTTTTCATGTTGAAGATGCCGGGCCGTTCCTCAGACAGCACACCCTCGTCCCGCAGCTCCCGCACCCGGCGTTCCGTTACTCCCAGCACTTCCGCCACGGCCTTACTGGTGTATAGAGCCATCTTCGTCACCGCCCTCCTGCACTTCGCCCGTTGCTCTGATCCGCAGCAGCTCTAACCGCTTGCGTTCCAGCTCCATGCGGCGGTCGGCTTCTTCCGCCGCCCGCAGCGCACCGGCAACAGCGGCAATGCGGCCCTGCGTTTTGTACAAAGCATCCTGCAATTTCAGAATACGGGCAAAGGGGGTATCACGGCTGTACATTCCCATGGTCTGTATCTTTCCGTCTTCCTTTTTTCCCGTCTTGCCAACCTTGCCCGGAACACGCATATCCAGCACGCTGGATGTTATCAGCGTGTCCGGGTCCATGTCCTCGTACTCTTTGATCTTTTCCAGAATCTTCAGCTCCCGCAGTTTGAGAAGACCCATCTCATGCTGCAGGGCTTCCACGCCGTTCCGGGGTGCATCGTCAAATGCTCCCTGTTCCGCCGGGGTGAGCTTATCAAAGAAAATTCGGGAATAGGCACCGTCCTTCTCGGCGTTCAGGTTGCCCGCCGGTGCACCGCCGCCGGAGTTGCCCGCGGCGTTCTGGTTTCCCGGTTGTCCGCCGGGCTTCCTGTCGGTGGGAGTATCCCACCCGTCTTTCGACTTCCACCGCCGGACAGTATCGTACTTGAGGTGCAGATCATCCGCCAGCTGCCGGAGATTGACTTCGCCGCTTTTTTTCTTCCGGGCCATGTACTCAGCGCGGGCGGCCTCTCGCTCATCGCTTCGCCTTGCCATTTATGACCCCTCCGTTTTTGAGCAATAAAAAATGCCCTGCCAGACAAAAAGTCTGACAGAGCATCTATGTGGTGCCGCCGGTCCTGCGGCACACCCGGATATGAGAAAAGCCCCTCGGTGCTTCCACCGTGGGGCTTCTTCCATAAATCCACTGTACCAATTATACCACTAAAAACGTCTCATAGTGTCTCATCTTTTGCCCCAAAAGGCCGTTTCGGGGCTTGCAAATGTAAACATTCTGTGAACTTCACCCCCGGCAAGATGGTCCCGCCCGATTTTGTTGACCTCAACAAAATCGCTGCCGGATGTTTTGACGGCAGCGGCAAAACATGAGTTGCTTACAAATTGTAAGCGGCCACCATTTTGTTGGCTCCACCAATATGGTATGCACCATCCCGGTGCCGCCACCGCCATGGTGCCCAAATCCCCGATTTTTTTGACCCGCCCCCTTATTTTTCGGGCCGGAGGGGGGAAGCCCTTCAAAAAAATTGACACCTAGAAAACTTTTGGGGCTTCGGAACCCGCATTCGCCCCGCCCCCGGGGGCAGTACCTTCCTCATCGGGGCGGCCGCGGTGCCGGAGAGGGCCGAGGCCGGGCCGGAGAAGGAAGGGGGCAGGGGGATAGATAAGGCGAGTTCTATCTCTCTAGGTCTAAGCCCTAAGCCTAAAGCCATATCCCGTTAGGTGGAGAATCTGACCCCTCTGGCGTTGGGCTGGCGGCGGGGTGCTGGCGGGCTTGCGGCGGGCGTTGTCGGTAGGTCTGGCAGGGGTGCGGGCAGCAGGGCGGCGGGGTCATCAGGGCGGCGGCGGGGTCCGGCTGGAAGGAGCAGCCCGGGCAGGTGATCGGGCGGGCGGTCCGCTGCTCATCGGGCAGGCCGACACCACCCAGGCCGGGCAGATTGGGCAGGCCGTCACCGTGGGCGGCGCGGTCCTTCTCGGTGCTGATCGGGGCGGCGGCGGTGCTGATCGGGGCGGGCCGTTGGCAGAAGAAAAGCCAGGGCGGGCGGCGCGGGCCGTTCACTCTGGCTTTTTTCGTTTCTGCTGCTGATCGGGGCGGGGCGGGTCCTTCCCGGTGCTGATCGGGGCCGGGGCCGTCGGGCACTGGTTCCGGCTGCACCTGATCCACCCGCACGGGGCACCCGGCACGGGTCCCGCTGGCACCGTTCCAGGGCGGCACAGTTTCGCCGCCGGATGATCCGGCAAAATGCCGCCGGGCGAAGGGGTCAGATTCTTCACTTAACGGCATATCGCCCCATCGGTAACGGTGAACTAGGTTCTATGCCGCCCTATTATCCCCCCTTAGCCCCCTTCTTCCCCGGATTCCGCCGGGGTGAATCCATCACGGGCCATTCTTTCGGCACAAGCCTGCAAGATATAGGCCTGTACACTCTGTCCAGCTGCCGCCGCCGCTGCCCGGATTTCTCCGCCCCGATCTTTCGAGGGTCGAATCTGGATTGAATCGCATTTTGCAATATATCGGCTATTTGTGATTTTCTTTTTCTCCGAGATTGGCATTATATCACCTCTTTTCGCGCCTGCGTTTATTATATTATAGCAAATTCAGCGGCATTCCGCCATGCAAAAATCAACAAGCATTCCGTCATGTTTTTGTGCAAAACGTAGAAAGCATTCCGTCATGCTTGACAGTGGCATTCCGTCATGCTAAGATTGGGCCACAGCAAGCGAGCCGGACGACAAGCCGGAGCGGTTGCGAGTAAGCCGAAAGGAGTGAACCGCATGAGCAAAGAGTTTTTCCAGCTCCCCGAATCCGTCAAGCGGCGGATTTGGGCGGAACTGCTCAAAGAGTGGGCAAAAAAGAAGCCCGTCACCCACTGAGCAGGTGACAGGCTTGCAAGATGAATTTCCGAACGTCCATCTTGTAAACCAGTTTACCACAGATCGGGGGTGATAGTCAAGCGGATACCCCAGCAGGGCCGCACCGCTCAAAGCGGCCCCGCCCCACTACCCCGGCAGCCCGCCGGGGCAAACCTGAAAAGCAAAAGGAGATTTGAACCATGAGAATTTCAAAGAAGATCGCAACCGCCGCCGCTGCTCTTGCACTTGCCGCCGGGCTGCTGGCCCCCACCGCTTCCGCCGCCTGTCCCTACACCGTCGGCCCTCTGGGGCGGTACATCGCCCCGGCCATTGTGAAAGGCATGACCGCCACCGATGAAAACCAGATTGAAGTCTGGTGCAGTGACGCGCTGGACGGCGACGACTGGTATTTTCTGGTGGATTCCGAAACCGATCTGCGCATCTTCGACCGGGTTCAGCTGGTTGTGAATGCCAACGGCACCCCGGACGATTTCAGCGACGACACCGTGGAAGATGCCTTTTGGAGCTGCTGCTCCATCGACGATTGACCCCCGCCGGACACCTTAGCAGGGCCGCACCGTAAAGCGACCCCGCCCCACTACCCCGGCAGCCGCCGGGAGATCATCCCGAACGCCAACCACAACACGAAAAGGAGCAAGTACCATGAAAGGCATGAGCAATAATCAGATCATCCTCAGCGAGGCCGAGAAGCTGGCCCCCGCCACCCTGCACGCCATCGCCACCGCACACCACACCGCCGCCCAGATCGAAGCCCTGGCCGCTCAGATCACCGTGACTGAGGACGACGGCACCCAGCACCCCGGCACCACCCACGACGCGGAGATCATGTTGGCAGCCAGCGAGCTGCACACCTTCGACTACTGGAAGAAGGAAGGCAAGAGCGTCAAGCTCCACGAAAAGGCACTGATTGAATGCTACTTGTGGAAGTACACCACGAAGCCCAGCAAGGCCCAGCGGGAAGCGGCAGAGGCCGAAGGCAAGGAAGCTGCCCCCGATCCGCATTACTACCCGACAAAATCCCACCTGTTCAGCTGCCTGCAGGTGCAGGACAGCAAGCCCGCCCCCGCTGGCCGGTTCAGCTCCACCGCTGAGATCATCGCCTATAACAAGAAGCTGGCCGCCGAACGCAAAGCCGCCGCAAAAGCAGCAGCAGAGCAGGCCGACACAAAAAATGCGCCGGACGTTCTCAAGCAGACGGAATGCAAGGCAAAGGCCGCTTTTCTGGCCGTGCCTGAAACCGACCGCAAAGCGCAGGCCGAAGCCCTCAGCGCGTGGCGCAAAGCCCGGCAGGATATAGCAGCTGCCGAGAAGCCCGCAGAGCCCACCACGGAACCCGCCCCGGAGATCATCCCCGCCGGCGTGACGGACAAGAAGCCGGGCGGCTGGAAGAAGTGCAGCTTTTACGCTATCTGCACCACTCCGCAGAATCCCACCAACCACGCAGAGAAACGGGACGGCTATACCGACGGCGTTTTCAATTATTACGCTCTCCACCTTGGCAAGGCCACGATCTGGTACGCCGTTCACCCCGCCTACGGTGTCAGCATCGGCCCCGGCAAAAACAGCCGGAGCGCAGCCAAAACCGCAGCGTTTGAACTTCTCGAATCCGTGGCAAAGATGGAGAAGACCCCCAGCGAACGCCTGAAGAGCTGCGCCGCAATGGTCGCCGCTGCACAAAATGCGTGAACACAACCCCGGACACCCCAGCAGGGCCGCACCGCCCAAAGCGGCCCCGCCCCACCGCCCGCCGGCAGCCCGCCGGGGGCATATCACGAAAAGGAGATGCAGACCATGCACGAAATCAAGCTCGATCCGCTGCCCGTCGTCACCGGCGACCCGGACGAACTGTTAGACCTGGACATCTGCGACACCTGCGAGTTTGCCACCACGCAAGCCGCCCGGATCGCCGCCATCTGCGAACAGGTCACACGGTACGCCGTCACCCGGTACATTGCCCCGGGGCGGCAGATCATCGTAGCCCCCAGCACCCGGACCCCGGGCGGCTGGCAGGTCACGTTTTACCACGCCGACCGTCAGACCGGCGAGCTGGTGCCCATCGGCCACGCCGACCGGGACACCGCCGCCGGGGTTGCCGACGAGATTCCATACAACTACACCGCCGCGGATGCCGTGGCCTGAACGAAAAGGAGAACGAACCATGAAAAAGTTTAACAACATCTTCGAGCAGATCAACGTGGAGCTTCCCGCCGTGTGGAAAATCCAGACCCTGCGCACCGAAATTCGGCTCAGCCCCTGCAAGGTCGCGGAACTCCAACCACAGATCGACGCGGCCCGGCTCACCATCATCTGCGCCCGCCGCGGCTACCTGTACACCGCCTGACCTTCCCCGGACACTCTAGCAGGGTTGCACCGCCCAAAGCAGCCCCGCCCCACTGCCCCGGCAGCCCGCCGGGGGGCATATCACGAAACGAAAAGGAGATGCACACCATGACAGCATATCAGCAGACCCACCAGCGCACCGCATGGCTCCACTACGAGGGCAGCGACTACAACGGGCGGCAGATCGTCGTGGACGTGGCCGAGATCACCCCGGGCCGCTTCACCGTCGCCGCACTGGATGCCGAAGGGAACGAGATCGAGAGCGACGAGGTGGAAGACCTGGACACCGCCCGCCGCCTGTATGGGGAACTGTTCCGCCGCCTCACCGAGAAGCCCGCCACGAAACCGCTTTCCGGCAAATACGCAAAGCTGCGGGATGACCTGCGGGCCGCGCTGGAAGCCGGACGCAACGCCGAACGCGAAAACCCGGAAGACGGCGGCACCTGCAACTTTGATTCCGTCGCCCTCAGTCTTCCCCGCTGGCAGGCGGCAAAGGTGGAGCAGGCCGCCAAAGAAGCGGGCACGAGCTGCTTTTCTTGGGACCTGTTCGGTGGCCGTCGGTGGGTCTTCGGGCCGGACACCAGAGCGCAGGGCAACGCCCGCACACGAAACGCCGAAGCAATGACCCGGACGCTTGCCGGGATGGGCTATCAGGCCATGGACTATTGCCAGATGGATTAAACGGACACCTTGACGGGCCGCACCGCAAAGCGACCCGATCCCACCGCCCCGGCATCCCGCCGGGAGTATCACGAAATCCAACACGAAAAGGAGATACACGAAATGCGTACTTACACCATCAACGAATCCACCGCCCGCCTCTCTCACGAAATGCGGTCCTTCGACGACTACGAGAAGGGCAGCGCAACCGCTGGCTACAACGCCGACGTTGCCGAGGCCGCCGCCATTCTGGAAAAGGTCAAAGCCCTGTGCAGCACCGAGGCCCAGAAGGAACACGCCGAGTTTCTGTTTGACCGCTACGCCAGGACGCTGGCCGAGGCCATCAACCGGGACAACGAGATCGGCACCCGCTGCCCCAGCGTGATGATCTGCGGGGCTGGCAACTTCCCGACCCGGAAGAAGGAGAAGCAGGTCAAAGCATGGGAAGCCAATCACGAAACCTTCCGCAAGGCGGAACACTATCTCGATCTGCTCAAGACCGCCCACACCCTCACCGTCAAGAGCAATGACCCCGAGGTGCTGGACTATCTCCGGGAGAAGCTGGCCGGGCTGGAAGCCGGGCACGAAATGATGGTTTCCGCCAATGCCTACTACCGCAAAAACAAAACGCTGGACGGTTTCGAGGGCATCCCCGCCGACACTATGGCATGGATCACGAAACCGAAGGTCTACCCCGCAGGCGGGCGGAACGGCGACGGGTCCCCGCTGCAGTTCCACGGCAAGCCCTTCCCGACCTACGCCCTCAGCAACAGCAACGCCAACATCAAACGGGTAAAGGAGCGGATCACGAAATTGGAAGCCGCCAAAGCCGCCGCCCCGGTGGAAGAAGAGCGCAGCGGCTACACCTACCGGGAAGACACCGAGGCTATGCGGGTACAGTTGATCTTCGACGGCAAACCCGATGACGAGACCCGGGAACTGCTGAAACGGAACGGTTTCCGCTGGTCTCCCCGCAACAGCGCATGGCAGCGGCAGCTCACCGCAAACGGAAAGTATGCCGCACATCAGGTGATGGATGTTCTCGACGGCAACGCATAACACGAAATCGGACACTCTGGCAGGGCAAGCACCGTAAAGCAGCCCCGCCCCACTACTCCGGCAGCCGCCGGGAGATCATCCCGAACACCAATCATAACACGAAAAGGAGCTGTCACGAAATGAAACTGAAAGAGACCCGCATTCTGGACGCTGAGGGCGCACGTTACGCCTGCATCGCCAACGACTACTGCACCCGCTGCGATTGCGAAGAATACGACCGCATCTTGAACGATGCAGCCGAGAGCAGCCGCAAGCCGGGCGGCATCACGGTGGACGATCTGGCCCGCATCGCCGAGGCCATCAAAGCCCGCAGCGAAACGGACGACGATGTGCCCGCCATCGCCTTTGCCCTCTCCCGCCGCACCGTCTCCCACTTCACCGAAGCCTGAGCCGCCGCCCAGCACGAAACACGAAAGGAAGGATTCGAGTATGAAAACCTATACCCGCCACAGCATTGCAGGATGGGACGTTTACACGGACGATGAAACCGGGCGCGTCCACCATCTCGTTGACCCAGATTCCAACGACCCGCGCACCATGTATCCCTACATTCCCGCCGCCGGGGGTGGATGGGATAACGCCTGCGGCAGTCTGACGCTCTCCGCCCTGCGCGGCCGCATGGCACGAAACACCATCCGCTTTGCCTGATTTCTGCGCCCCGGCCACCCGCCGGGGATTTTGTTGGATTCCACACGAAATCTTTCTTGCGTTTTATTGCTTTTCTTTGCGTTTTGCCCTATCATGGTTGTAACGAAATCCAGTAACAAAAAACCGACAAGGAGGTATTCTCATGTATACGATTCCTGCATTTGGCCCTTGGCCTGAACAGAACGCCGGACCAGACGAAGAAAAGCGGCTGACCAGTGCCCAGCAGAGCAAGACCAGCCCCACCAGCATTGACCGGGAACACGAAACCGGGGTTTTCTACGGCTCCGGCAAGCTGCCCTATCAGACCAGCCTTGCCGCCTGCACCTGCAACGATTTTGTGAAACGGAAAAAGCCCTGCAAGCATATCTATCGCCTTGCTATGGAGCTTGGGATCATCCCTCTGGACTATAAGACAGGCAGGAGCAGCGGCGAACGGAACGAAGCACAGATCAGCTTTGAGGACAGCATTGCCCTTGTGGAGCAGCTTTCCGAGGCTGCACAAAAGCACGTCGAGAATATGCTGTACTACACCAGCGAGCGGGTAGACGACCGCCAGCGGGCCGTTACCTGCTACGATCTCGATCTCGCCGATGAACTGCGCACGTCGCCCCTGCTGCACGAAAATCCTTACCCCCTGGCCGAACAGCTTTCTAAGCTCTCGAAACCAGCTTTGGTAATGATCTTGGATGCCATCCACCGCGATGACAAGCCCCGCCGCAACGCCGCCAAAGACAAAATTGCGGCATGGATCGCCGAAAACGTGCCCATGCTGGCAAACGAGCTGCCGCCGTGTGCGTCCTTCTCCTTCGTGGAGGTGTTCGACAAGGCCCAGCGGGACGTTTACAAATATCTGCGCCGCAAGTATGAGATGGAAACGGACTGGTACACCGGGCTTGAATATCCCGCCGGGGCAGGTCTCCCCAACGAAAACGAACTTGTGTTTTACTTTCCGGAAGATCGTGTGACTGCCGCTCTCACGAAATACGGCTGCAATCGCTGCCTGCATGGGTACATCCCCACGAAATCGAATCGCTGATTTTGCACACGAAATTCACTTTTTTGTGATTGAATTGAACTTTTTCGTTATCAAAACTTCAACTCATTTACGAAAACCGCACGAAATGGAGCATTTTCATGGATGAAACCGAATTTTTTGCCCCGTGGCGGCTGGTTGCCGCCTTTGCAGACGGTTCCCGCCTGACCTTCGACGGATTGACCGAAGAACAGGCCAAGGACGCAATGGAGGCCGCCCAGGAAGAGCACGGCGATATTGGCTACTGGAACCGGGTCACGGATCAGAACTACGAGGACGGCAGATACTACAAGCTGATTCCCGAGCCGCCCGCCGTGCATATCGTGGACTTCACCGGGTACGATGGACCACTTGACGAGAACGGTTTCCCCGTCGGGCTGCCGGATGAAATCGCCCGGTATGCACAGGAGCAGGGAGCCGCCCCGGATGCCCCGCAGATCATCCTCAAGCGCAATGCACCCAACGAAAAGGAGAGCGAACAATGAACCACATTCCCCCGGAAGCTCAACCAATTATCGACCAGCTGAATCACGACTTTGTAAAAAGCTGCACCCCCGCCGTGGAGCAATTCCAGCTGGATCAGAACGTACAGCAGGCAGAAGCTGCCGTGAAGCTAAAATATTGCATGATGCACGGTCTTTCTCCCGATGAAGTCACCGTGTCCAGCAGCGAAGGCGAACACGGTGTCCGCACCTTCACCATCACTGAAACCCCATCCACGCAAATGGTTGACATAACCTTTACTGTCCCCACAGAGTAACGAAAAGCCCGCCGGGTCCATGACCTGACGGGCTTTCTCTATAGCACCCGGCAGGCTGCACAGCCCGCCGGGTAATTTCTTGCCAGCTTTTCCACATTTCCGGGTAGTCGTGTTTGTTTTTCTGCGCCGGGTGGACACAATTTGCGGAAGCGCATTTGCGTGAGGCCCCGACGGTCGATCTCCCCTATAGGAGAATATCGCCCTCAAGCCACGCATCTGCCCTGGGCAGGGTCTCGCGCACGTTATACGCGCGTGATAATAAGGCGGGGCACTCGGGCAGCCGTTCCACGCCTCGGCCAAAGGCCAGCAAAGCCACGTTCCGAAGCCGTTTCAAATGCTGGATGCTGTATCCCGCATCGACCTTCACTTCTGCCCATTTTTTGTGGCCGATGTAGTATTCTGTCAAGATCAGATTGTGGACACTGTCCAGACGGTCAATTTGTCCCCGGATCAAAGCCTCGTCGTACTTCAAAAGAGCCTGCTGACGTTCCAGACTTCTCAACCTGTCACCGATGCCCAGTTCATCCATTTTGCAGGCCATCGCCGCGGTGCTGTCCCCGGGCCGCCCTCCGCCGGGCATACCGTCCATGTTGATGCCTTTCAGGGTGTCCACTTCGTCGTCCAGAGCGGCACACTGGCGGCGGATGATCGAAAGCCGACGTGGAATGTCTGCGCAGTATTTCAGAATTGCTTCCGCCTCGTGTGTCTTCATGCTCTGCCTCCCGAAAAATCAAAATTCAGTGCCAAAGATGGGGTCTTGCCCGTTTACCCGCTCGACCATAGCCCCCACGCCGTAGATGCCCTCCACCATGCGGCACAACTTCTCGTAAGCTACCATCTCGCCATCCTCAGACCATCCAAGGAACTGCTCGAAGTTGGAGCGGGTCTCGCGCATAACAGCTGCGATCTGCTCCACGGTATAGCTCATGTCGTGCAGAGCTTCCACGTAATACCGGGCCACCATGTCGGCAGCATCCCGGCGTTCAGCAAGGATTTCCCGCTCATTGGCCGTCTTGCCCAGCTTTCCCGCCGGGAGCAGGAAAGTTTCCACCATCAGCGGCGTGGTACGGTCTTCCAGCGCAATGCGGGCTTTCCGTGCCCCTCGTTTGTCCCGATCCAGCGTGTACCGTTCCGCCGCATTGTTCATCTTGACGGTCAGCACAGCCGCCTTTCCTGCATCAAAATCCAGAATGTCGTGTGCTGCTGTCACAAAGCAGTACGACACGACCTGCCCGATAGCCTCCCGGTTCAGTGATGCCGCCGTTTTGGTGCGGCCAAGGTTGATCTGCCGATTTACAGCATTCTGGATGCTCTGCCGGTAGTATGACGGTACTCTTGCTCTGCTTTTGCCCATGATGATTCCTTTCCCGCCTGTTCAGCCAGACGTTTCCATTCTTTGATCTCGTTTTTCGTGTCCGGGGTGATGATTTCCCGGAACACATAGCCCCGCGGCTCTGCAATCAGGTCAACAAACAGCCTGCGGCGGTAGATGTAGTCCCTCTGCGCCCGCCGGGTGAATTTTGACTTAATTTCCACCACTTCCACCGTTCCGTCGGCATATTCCAGCACATAATCCGCCGTATACCTTGCCGCCGGGAGGTGGACGGCGCAAAAATCCTTTGCGGGCAGCAAAGGAAAGGCAACGTGCGGTGTTGCCTTGACGATCCTGCCGGACTGGATGCCCGGCAGCACCGTGCCAATGTAAAAATCATACTCGCCCTTGCTCTCGAAGGTCTTGCCGATCTCCCCGGCAGTCTTGGCGGCAGCTTCCAGCGATACTGCCCCCGCCGGGGCTTTCCTTGCGCGGTGGTCGGCTATTTGCTTCTCTGCTTGGGCACGGTATCGAGGCGGTAGGTCTTCCAGTTCCAGTCTTGTGCTCACGGCTGGTTCCTCCTGTTTTTGTTCTTGGGCAGCTCCTTGCGGTACAGGCTTACGATCAGGTGACGGGTAGAGTTGCCCGTGATGGTGACTTCGCACCGATGCAGGGTATACCCCGGGTACATCCGTTCCCAGTACGCCCGGTCTTCCAGACAGTTTTCGCACACGTCTTTCAGTTTTGAGCGGCTCATTTTGTTGTCGTTCGGTCTGGGCATTTTGGGCGGCTGCAGGCCGTGGCTCTGCCGCCAGTGCCGTTTGCAGCGGCGGTTCTTCACGATATACCGGGCAAGGCTCTCCACGCTGTTGTGGTCGAAGTGCAGCGGCTCACACCGGGCCATGCCCCGGCCATTCCACGCCTGTTCTACCATTTCCCGGGTCAGCCCCGCCGGGTGTGTCATAATGACATGGTGATGGTGCCGTCCCAAGACTTCACCTGTCACCGGGTCCACGGTGCAATACTCCGTCACCACGACCCACTTTGGACGCTGGATGCCCTGTTTATCGCAAAGGCGGTACAGCTTCTTGATTGCATTGGAGAAGTCCCGGTCAGCCCGGGCAAGGTCATTTGGGGCAGGGTGATGATCGTCGTCGTAGGTGTATGTAACCGAGAAATCACCGGGCCGGAAGTTCGTATTTACCAGCAGAACCAGGTAGCGGCCAGATTTGCGGAGGTTGTAGGCTTCCTTCGCCAGACTGGTGGCGAGTTCTTTCTTCCGCCGGGTGCTGGCCTTATGCTCTTTCTCGGAAACCTCGAAAAACTCCGCCTGCATGGTGGGCGCAGTGGCATAATTTTTGCCGCAGATGTATTTCTGTTCTCTGACATAAAAGCCGCCGCCCATACCCACTACGTCCTCCTTCCCGTAAACGTCCAATTTGCTGAATAAAGGCCAAACCGCCCGCCGCCCGTGTACTTTTATGCTTGCCCCCGCCCCCGCTCCGGGAAGCCCTGCTGTCCGTTACGCCCTTCTGCCGCGGGGAGACAATACAGGGGGTTCCCCCTGTACCCCCGTCACGGGAACGGCTGCTTCTAATCAAACTTTAAGCAAGCCGCTGCTCCCGTGTCCCTTAGTTTATCCTCGGTATACAAGCCCCTTGCCGCCTCGTCAGGGCGGCAATTTTACGACGGGCTTGCTTATACAACTTCAAACTGTAGTCATTTCAAAACGAAGCTGTTGAGATAGGGCAGCACCTCGCCGCCGCAGTTGGACACGATCAGATTGAAGTTCTTTTGGAAGACGTGAAAGTAAAGAGCGTTGCTCACGTCCTTCGATCCTTCGGTGCGCTGCTCCTGAATCATCCGGGTTGCCTGGTTCCGGGACAGCCCCATGCCCATCAGGAGCTTCTTCATTCTCTTGGTTGTCATTTCAGTTTACCTCGTAGTCTTCAATGCCGTTTTCGTCCGTCCGCTTTTCCCAGTGTTCGCAGCTGTCCTCAACGTCGGTGACATCGGTGCAGTTCAGCGACAGACCATTGAAGCAGACCCAGGTATAGCTTTCGTGCCATCGGCAGGTGCAGCAGGTCTTTTCAAATTCTATCTCACTCATAGCGGCACGGCAAATCTTCCGGCTTTACGCCTGCATTTTTCATCTTCGCTCCGCACTCACCGCAGTATTTAACTGCCACACAGTTGATGAAATGGCATTTCTTGCAACGGAAATGCTCACAGGTACACCGGCCTGGATTCAATTCCCATTCCGATTCCAGCGGCTGTGTATCGAGAAGGAAGTTTTTTGCCGTTTTCCTACCCGGCTCTGCGATCATCACCCGTGTTATCTTCTTGATGTTTGCTCTGGATATGAGGATTTCCAGTGTTCCGTCACTGTCCAGATTGAATAATGCCGTACTCATTTCAGTACCTCCCACGCACTGCACACTTGCCATCACAGACAGACTTTCCCTCTGTGGGTGCCTCGTACAACTGCACCATCGGCTGCGGCTGATCCGAACGGTTGAGCGGCTTGTCATACTGAACCGTGTAGTCGCCCTTCGGGTTATCGTGCCATGCCAGAGCGTGGCGGATTGCAAGCCAGACCTGCTCTGCCCGGTACGGGATTCTCATGCAGTAATCGAGCGGGGCGGAAAGAACATATCTTTTGTACAGCCTGTCCATTTCCTCCCGCATGATGTTCCGCCAGTCGATTGAGATACGGAAGATTCCATCTTGTTCTTCTTTGTCGGCAAACGAATCGTTTTCCAGAGTAGCATAGAACCTTGCCATGCAAAGTTCATCTGTCAGGTCTTCAAACTGCCCCATGTGCAGACGAAGGTACATCTCGCAGGCTTTTGCTACCGCCTCGGCCACCGGGCGGCTCATGGTTATGGTGACTTTCTCGATCTCTGCCGGCGCGTTCTTTTTCTTGCCCATGACATTACCCCCACAGCTTGACAGCCGGTGCGCCATAGCCATCGCGTACAATAATGCCATCTTTTTCCGTAACAAACATCGTTGTCTTGAACGGGAAGTTTGCGGCACTGATGCCCGCTTCATTGGCAGCATCGATCAGCATCCCGCACGGACCGTAATCGCTCATAATGGAGAAGTGGTTGAACCTCCCACTTTCCACGTATTCCGTCATGCGTTTTGCCAAGGCTTTTTTGAACGTATCCGCTTGATCCGATGTTATGTTCTGTCGCCCCATGTCAGCAAGGAGACACGCAGTAATGGAAGTGAAGCTGTCATCTCCATTGCTGTGCGGCCGATCTTCGAGTATCTTCTCCGCCCACCAGTTGACAGCTTTCTCGATTGCCTCTTTCGCTAAAATCATTCCGTCTCCTTTTTCTCCGTCTCCGGCAGCACAGTGGAGCAAATTCTGCAACTACTTGCCAGCTTTCCTCCCACCATGCAAGTTCTTTTGGTTCGATTTTTTGGCAGTATCGCGCTATTTCTTGATCTGCTGAATTTTCGTGCGTCTGGTTATATTTTTCAAACGCATCTTCAACTATTTTCCTTAACCTCTTTGCTTCCTGTAAATTTGGTTCTCTCTCACCGAGCGCGGTTTCGCAGTCTTTCGGGGAAAAGATGTTTTCTTCAAAGAAACATCCGATTCCCCGTACTCCGTCCTGTTTTACTACATATCCATCCTCGGACAGAGCATCCATATCCAAGAGTGAAAACTCCGCCACGCCCTGCGTGCAGAATCTTTCTTCATTGATTCGCACGTTAATGTATTTGTTCGGCATTGTGTTCCTCCTGCTTAGTGGCCGTCCATATTTTCCAGCCAGTAGATGATCCCGACCCAGAAACCAATTGCTTGAAGCACCCGATCACCCAGTGTGCGGTGCTTCTTCTTTTTCTCAAGCTGCCGTGTAAGGGCCGCGATATGCTGGTCTGCAACGGCTTTGCTGATTTCGGCTTTCTCCTGCTCGTTCTGGACTTTTCTTTTCCAGACTTCAATTTCTTTTTCCTGGCAGGCGCAAATGTTTTCCAAGCGTTTGCATTTTTCTTCCCAGACTTCGTTTGCTCTTTCTGCTTGCCACCTTTCGTCGCGTTCGTATTCATACGCTCTTTGGGCTTCTTGGCTCTCCCGAAGATAGTTCAGTTCTCTTTCTGACAGCGGTTCCGAATCAATATCAATATAGATTCCATACGTTTTTCTCGGTCTATTAGTTCTCGTCATCGTCCGCCTCGGTTTCCTCGTTGCCTCCTGTCGGCCAGCACTGGCGCGTTATGTCCACCGTGCCGTCCTTTAAGCCCTCCACGCGCAGGAGCGTCAATGCTTCCAGAAGCGAATCCCGCAGGGCCTCTTTCACATCCGGCTGCATGATCGCCGCCCGGACGGAAAAGCCGTCCTTTACGACGATGTACTTTTCACCCTGGCTGGATGTCCGCAGGTAGAACGCCATGTACGCAGAATTTGCAAATTCACCCTGCAATGGGGTCAGATCGTCGGCTGTGGCAATGGCGATCACGTTCTTTTGCTCGTCCGTCAGCAGGCGGAGTTCCTGGCCGTGAATCGACACGTCAATGTCCATCGTCACCAGCCGGATTTCTCCCTCCACACTGTCGGTCAGGTTGTATCCCTCAAGCCATGTCGCATCCTCGTCGGTGAAGTCGTTGTAGGTGATATTCTCTATCGTCTTAGGACCGATGCCAAACATCATAGCGGTTTCGTCCCGGTCTATGGGCTTCGGGTATCCGTTCAGGCGGTAGATGCCGTGTGCCGTCATAATCCACACTTCATGCAACGGGCCGACGTAGTGAACACCGCACACCCCGCTTGCCTTGATGTTCTTTGCGATAGCTGCAAGTCTCATTTTCTGATTACCTCCACGTCCGGCTTTTGGGTCTCTCTGAATCTCGGATAAAACGTCATTGCGCACATCCTTGCTTCATGGAGTGCGGCCTTTACGCTTGCCGCATCGAGTTTGTACGGCAGGTACATCGGTTGCTTCGTGTAGCTGTCGATTCCATGCAGGGCTATGCTGTATCTTTCCATTTTTTCTCCTTTCGTCTTATTTTTCTCTACGGGCAATCCCGGAATCGAACCGGGGCGGGCCTGTCCCTTGCTCATAAAAAGGAGCCACCGCATGGGCGGCTCCTTAAAAACTTAGTTGATGCCGTTGATAATGGGGATGCTGTTTCCGTCGCCAACGTAGGCAGGCAGTTCGCCGTTCCACAGGGAGTCCACATTGGTGATCTTGTAGTATTCCAGCAGGTTGCTGTTCAAGCTGTCATTCAGCGCACGGTTTGCCTCAGCCTTTTTCTCGGCTACATACAACTCCGCATCTGCTGCCACCTTGGATTTTTCGGCCTCGGCATTTGCGGCAATCAGGTCAGCGTCCGCCGTGGCCTGAGCCTCAACGCGGCGTTTCTCTGCGTCCGTTTCTGCCTTTTCCTTTTCCTGCTGGGCTTTTACCTTTGCCTCCACCGCATCGGTGAATGTGTCAGTGAAGTCAAAATTCGTCACGGAAATGTACTGCAAGTCGATGTTGTACTCGGCCAGCACCTCGCGGAGTTTTGCATCCATCTGCGCCGCTACCGCATCCCGGTTTGAAATGAGGCTGCTTGCATCGTAGTGCGCCACCACCGCTTTCACCGTTTCCAGCACGCGGGGAGTAATCAGCGTGTCCTCGTACTTCTTGCCAACGGATTTATAAATTGTCATGGCGTTTGCCTGGTTGATACGGTATCCAACGGATACGCTGGTTGCGACCTCCTGAATGTCAGAAGAGAACGCAGATAAATCCATGCTCATTTCCTTCACCCGGTTGTCCATCTTCACGATGGACTGCCAAGGCTGTTTGAACACAGTACCTGCGTCCTTTGTGCCGTCCTCGACTTTGCCAAATGTCGTAACGATGCCCGTATAGCCAGTAGGGACGTAGGACACGCAGGAAATGCCGATCATAACCACGGCGACCACCGCCGGGATAATTGCGCTGTTCTTGTATTCTTTTGCCAGGAGCAGCACTGCCAGCGCAAACAGTGCGGCGACCACACCGATGATGAAGAAAATCATGTTTCCTCGCTTTCGCTCATTCGTTTATGTACGGGCGGAAGTTCGGTGGAATCTGATCGTGGTAGGTACGGCCTCCACTTATTTTTTGCCATCTTTTTTGTTCCTCTGTGGCTTCTTCTGTTCGGCCAGAATTTCCGACACGAGTTCAACCAGCCGTTCCAGTTCCCAGCGTACTTCATGGAAACCGTAGGCGTGTTTATCGTCGTAGGCGTAGTTGAAAATCTTTTCTGCCGCAGTTCTGGACAGGTTATGCCCCACGTCGTCCTGTATTTTCTGGTAGACCAGTTCGTGTACGGCCAGCAGAGCTTTGTTTTTTGCCGTATTCAGGCGGCCAACTTCGTCCTGGAATTTTTTGTTTTCCTCTTCCAGCTTGTCGCGGTTCCACTTGACTGACATATTTTCGTTGAAAATGTGTCCGGCCTTGTACTTCTGCAAGCCTGACGGCTTGCATGACATTCCGTATGCCCGGTCAAACTCGTTCTGAATTTCATCCCATTCCATTTTGTTCTCCTATCTCGTCGCCCCATGCGTCCCATCCCGGCCAGCCTCATACAAACAGGTACATCCAGCAGAACTTCACCAGCGCAGCAGGCACCAGCAGCAAAACCGCCGCCCAGAGTGCGGCTGCCCGCTTGCGGTGATCCCCGTGCCCGTGCCGCAGATGTGCTGGTATTTCTCGGTACAGTATGCGGTACACTCGAAAATCCCGGCACACTCGACAACCAGCTTTTTATCCAGCGTACCCCTAATTTTCAACTCGTCCGCCAGATCGTCTGCATACTGGGCGATAACTCCGGCGGTTCCTTCCCAGTCCTCCGCGCGTGATTTGTAAATATCCCGCTGGATTTCCAGGTCGTCGATCCGGCTGTTTGCCAGTCCAACGGCAACGCTGCTGGCAGCTGCCGCGCAAATCGCAACAGATACAGCCAGCTTCGACAGGGTATCAGGTCTCATTTCCTTCATCCTCCGATTTTTGGAACACAACAGGCGGGTGCCCGTGCGTTTGTGCGCGGAGCGTTCCTGTTACATTTACAGAAACATCCATGTTTTTCCCGCCTTGGTCGTTTAGCACCAGAGATTCCATCAGTCTTTGATTCTGTACAACAGCCGTTTTGTTTCCGCCCGCCCCGGTCATCAGTGTCGGGCTGCATTCTTCTGAATAGCCGATCCCGCCAGAATTTCCAAGGTCAAACCCGGCAGCGCATTGGATCAGGCTTTGGTCTTGGCGTGTCGCCAGCGTCGCGGAAAGCTCCGTCTGCACCAGCGGACCTTTGCCGCCACCCTCACAGCCCTGCCGGATTTTCAGGGTGTAGGCTCGTTCTGCCCCCCCCTCGGAGCTTTCCTGCTTCCACCATGCGATCATGCCATGAATAGCAGTCAGGAGCAAGGCAGGCAACGGTCTGCCCCCCCCCTCCGGGAGGCACGGTCTAAAATGCCATTCAGTGCCGCCACGCTCAAAAGCGACCATCGTGGCGGATTCTCCACGAGTATCGCAGACAGCATATATTCTTCGGCGACGGTGGGGGATTCCCCAGTATTGAGCGTTGACAATTCGATAGGCAACAGCTCCGTAGGACACAGCTTTCGCCCATTTTCCATGCTGGCGAATAGGCTTATCTGTTCCACCTCCGGCAAAATCTCGGAGGTGCAAAAGCTCGTTGAGAACAATTTCAAAATCCTTTCCGCCATGCGACGACAGCGCACCCGGCACATTTTCCCAAATGACAAAGCGCGGATACCTTCCGCCTGTGGCAGACAGCATTTCCCGGATGACCCGGATTGCTTCATAGAACAGGCAGCTTCGGTCGCCGCCCAGTCCTTTGCGCTTTCCCGCAATGCTCAGGTCTTGGCAAGGAGAGCCGAAAGTGATGATGTCCACCGGCTCGATCTGACCGCCTTTGATGTCCGTTATGCTGCCGAGGTGTTGCATCTCCGGCAGGTGTGTTTTGGTAACGGCAATAGGGTAAGGCTCCACTTCGCTTGCCCATACAGCCCGCCCGCCGCACATCACAGCACACAGTGGCATGGTCCCGCTTCCATCGAACAGGCTGCCCAGCTTTACCTCCGCCGCAGGCTTCCCCAATTCCCGGAAAGCATTTTGGACGAAGAACAGGGCATTCGGCAAGGCCATTCCGTTACCCCACATGGAATACTCCGCCGACGGACTGTGCAGCTCGTCGTGCCATCTCTTCACTGCGGCATCGCTTCTGGTTCCATCTGCCCGGGCGATGATCTTCTTTGGCTTTTGCCCTTTGATCTTGCAATTTCTCAGGTACACTTCCCGCCAGAACCTGATTTCTTCTGCATCCGTCAGCGGTGCGATTTCACCCCAGCCATCTGGAAAGCCCTGCAGCCGCCCGCACTCCATCGGCAACAGGCGGCGCACGATCCATTCCGGCAGGCACGGCACGTCTGGCTGAATGACCGGGTTGATGTAATTCAAACTCCATCCCCCTGATTCTTTCGCTTGGAGCGTTCCGCTCACTGTACCGTTCAGGCGGCTGTTTCTGGCATCGTAGGCCACCGCATGACGATCTTGTGTGTTCAGCTTGTAGCCTACAATGGTTCTGTCCCTGTCCCGGCTCAGTGTTGGTGCGGTGTTCATCAGGCGTTCGGCGTTGGTCTGGGTGGATGCAATGCAGCACACATCTTTTTCACTGTTCACGCCGCCCCCCCTCGAACCAAAATAGCCTGCGACCGCATTGTGCTGGCGGTGTGCATCAGCGAAGGAGCCACGCCGTCGGCATCGTATACCCGCCTTCCCTGCGGGAAGTCCTGGGTCAAGCATTTAATCTCCATGGTTTTCCTCTTTTCTTGTGCGAACGGTCGGCATCGAACCGACCCGTCTGTTGATGATGGGGAATCGGAAACAGGCGGCACCTTGCGCTCGCATATCAGACCCGCTCCGTAAGAGAGGTACAGAGCGGGGCGGCCACTGCAATGGCCTGTTGCTTTTGGCCTGAGCAAGTTGAACAGGGTGTTTCTGCGCTCACACTGCGGCGCACCCGGTCCCGTCATATCCATGCGGGTGCGACTTCGGCAAGAACGGCAGCCCGGTTTTTCATCGGGCTTGAACGGAAAGGAGGACGCTGCTGTACAGCACCGCTCCGCCGTGCCAGGCGGCTGACTTCATGGCCGTGTCCGGTTTTCATGGAAAGCGTTAAGCAGGCGCAGGCGGGGTCCGGCCCCACTCACGGTGTCCCTGTACCAGAAGGGCACCCCGCGCCATATAAAAAGCAGCCCCGCTTCTGCGGGCAGGGCTGCCTACTGTTTCACCGGGGACAATGCTTTGTATCAGCAGCATCGTTTCCCTCATAGTGCTTGCACTCCACGTTGTAGCCGCCGCACGGAGCGCATCGTGCATCGGTGATCTTAAACGTGTGTTTGCACTGTTCTACGTCATTCTTCTTTGTGCCCCTGTGCGGGGCAATTCTGATATGTGCGCTCCTCGCCAAGCTCTTGACCCTCCTTGCTTTATGTAGGTAACTGCACCGTCCAAGTGGGGACGTGTTGCAGCGTTTGTCCTGCACCGTTTCCCAGTGCTCCGGCGGGTTGAAGTTGATCCGCCGCCGAGGTTTCAACCGCCCTTCGAGGAAGTAAGGATTGCTGTCCCATTCTATAGCTGCTTCATCCGCCCATTCCATCAGCTTTTTCACCGATTCCGGCAGTTCAAAGCTCCCGTCCCATAAGGTTCCGTCAGCTTCTGTGACATCCGGCATCTCCGCAGGCATCTCTATTCGTTCACCGCTCGGAAGTTCAAGATGGGCGGCACACCCGC